CAACGTATCCATGTCGTTTACGATTGCTGTTGTAGCTAAAGTATTCATATCAGCCACTGCATCAGCAGTACCTAATCTTGTTATTTCTGTAGCTTTACCAGCAACAGTTGTGACATCAGATGAGATACCAGAAACGGTGCTTACGTGTGTGTTAATACCAGAAACTATATTTATATTTGCTGAGTTATTTTTTACTGCATTTATATTTGTTTCGTTATTTGCTACGGCTGTAATATTAGAGTTGTTCGCAGATACTGCATTAATATTAGTAGCATTGTTTTTAACAGCATTAATGTTTACCTCGTTATTTTTTACGGCGGTAATATTAGTGTTATTATTAGCTACATCAGTAATATTAGAATTATTGGCAGCTACGGCTGAAATATCAGTGGCGTTAGCTACAGCAGCATTGATATTTGATGCGTTGGCTACAGCAGCATTAATATTAGCAGCGTTAGCGTTTACAGCATTAATGTTTGATTCATTTGCCTGTACCGCATTTACATTAGCTTGGTTATCAGCAGCAGCTATAATCTTAGTTACGTTATCCGATACTGTTTTTATTGGGTCATCCTTAACAGTTATGGTATTACCCATACCACTATGGTTTGTGCAATAGTATTGGAAATTAGGAAGCTGAGACTCTGGTATTTTAATTTGTACCTTTGCTCCGGCACTACCTTGTGTACCTATAACAACTACATCTGTTGAATACTGAGAACTATTAGCATAGAATCGTAATGGATGAGAACCGTTAGAACTATCACTTACATCAAATGTATAAGTCCAACCTTTGTATAATGTCAAAGCAGGAGCTGATACACCATCAATTAAAAACTTACCTCCAGATGCAGTTACAGTAAATGTAATCTCATCTTCTAGTGCATCTGCAACTATATCTAATGAACCGTTAGAAGTTCCTGTTGATACAGGGTTTGTAATAAGACCTAAATCTTCACTGTATGTTATAGCACCAGATACAATAGCTACGTCATCAAGAACTGATTGAGATGGTGTAATAATAGCAAACGCACTACCTGTATATACAAGTAAGTTATCGTTAGAAGTATCAAACCATAGGTCACCTTCTTGTAAAGCTGAATTATCATTTCTTGCTGTAGGTTCACTAGCAGATATAATGTATATATCAGCAAAGTTATTAATATCAGCTACGTTTATACCAGCTTGGACAATGTTAGTAATATTTTGTGCAACAGTATTAACTTGTGTTGCTATAGGTACTAATCTATGGAAAGTGTATGTATGAGTTGTAGTTGTCGATTCTACTAAGAAACCAAAACCTTGAGGTATTGTAGGTGCACCAGTAATAGTAACTGTGTTTCCTGTGCCAGCTCCGTTAGGGATAGTTATGGTTCCACTGCTAGGAGTTAGCGTAGCAGTTGTAGCTGCAATACTTAATATAGCTGCCTGTCCTGTAGCTCCTTGTGGGTTTGTTGCAGGAAAGCTTGTCTGGTTTGCAATAGCTGTAAAACCACCAACCTCATCAATAAGGTCAATAATTCTAGCGTTAATTGCAGCAGTTGTAGCTACCTTTGCATCGCTATTAGACCATGCAACTCCACTAGCAAGAGTTTCTGAAGAATCCTGTCTAAGGAATAAAGCTTCAGCTTCTGTTTCTGTGTAGTACCTACCGTCTAATGCTCCACCTGTAAGTTCAGTTTCTGTAAAATATCTGTTGTCTAACTGACCAGCATCTAGCTCAGTTTCTGTGTAGTATCTATTATCTAATGTCCCGGTAACGATATTACTATCACTAACGTTAATGTCAGTAGGTAAGTTACCACCACCTAATTTATCTAGACTTACAGAGTCATTTAATAATTTATCACCATGTATGTCTGCATTGTCATTTATATCTGCATTTACTATAGTCCCGTTAACTATGTTAGCACTAGCTACAGTTATGTCTGTAGGCAATGCTCCTGAACCAAACTTAGTTAGAGGTACAGAATCATTAGCTAATTTAGAACCTTGTATATTTGCATTTGTGTTTATATCACCATCTACTATAGAATTATCTACTATGTTAGCACTGTTAACCATCCTATCTGATGGTAATACACCAGTTTCTAGTTTGGTAAATAAAATACCAGCATCTGATTTGATGTCAGCATTTACAATAGTGCCATCTACTATGTTGTTAGTTGTAATAGTAATGTCTGTAGGTAAAGCTCCTCCACCTAGTTTGGATAATCCCACTGAATCGTTTGCCAGCTTGGATCCTGCAATATCTGCGCTTGAATTAATATCTGAATCAACGATATTAAGAGCCAGTTTGCCGTGAGCGATAGCAGCACTATTCGAGATATCAATATCAGTAATCGTGCCATTTTGTATGTTAGTAGATGTTACGTCTATGTCAGAAGGTAGAGTTCCTCCTCCTAATTTAGTAAGAGGTACACTGTCATTTAGTAATTTAGAACCCTGTATGTTTGCAGAAGAATTTATATCTGCGTCAACAATGCTTCCATTAACTATGTTTGCTGAGTTGACTGTAATACCAGACTTTAATAAACCATCAGCAATTTTACTGTTATCTATATTTGCACTTGCATTTATATCTGCATTAACAATAGTACCATCTTGTATTTTAACTGAAGTAATCGAATGATCTCTTACATCAGCAGTTCTAATTTTTTGCTGTTGTTCTTGGTTAGCGTATAAAGATTGATCTATAATATTATTTAGATCAGCAGCTCTAATAGCTGAACCAGCAGCAAATACAGCTTTAGGTGTATCTACATTTGTACGTCTATAAATATGAATATCATCTGCTGGGTTACCGCCACTTGCACCACTTGGTGCTGTATTAAAAACAACGTCTGTATTTACAATGGAGTAGTCGTTGTTGGTACCACTTGTGTTTTCAGTTTTTTCAACTCCGTTAACTTCTACAATAAGATCGGAGTTCTGTAATATTGGGAATGGGAAACCGAATGTAGTGGTGGAGCTATTTCCGGTATAAAATTTTTCAGTTGTTGCCATTTGAGTTTACAAACGATTTGCTCTATCTTGAAGTCTTAAAATTTCTTCTACGTCTCCAAGCTGGGTGGCTTCTTTTATCTTTGCATTATAGTATTGCTTTTGTTCAACATTACTACGATCTGAGATTCGACCAATAGCAAACTGTTGTGCGTCTGCTAATGCCTCACGTAGTCGTTGATGCAATAATATAAATTGTTTTCTATCCATTTCTACACCAGATTCAGCAGCTTTTTTATATGCAGCTCTAAATCTCTTACCGTCAGCAGAGTTCATAATTTTAGTAATAGATTTTTTGAAGTATTTATCTTCACCCATTAATCTAGTAACTTCTGATCTCTGTGCTCCAGTCAGTTCAACACCGTTACCATCAGTATTTAACTGTGGTCTGCCATCAAACTCTACATCTATAAGAAATTGTTTTTCTGGAGATATACCGTCTCTCACCTTAAATACAGGTGCGTAGGCGTTCCATGCTCTTGTCCAGAAACTGTCTGGTTCTTTAACTTTACCACCATCTACCCAGTCGTATGCAGCAGGAAGATTTCCTTTCATACCGGGGTTTCTGTTAGCGATAAGTTGTGTTACTTCATTTTCTACTTCTTTAATTCCGGGACTCATCAATCTAGATAGTTCATTTCTAAGTCCACTACCCGGTACAAGACTACTACCAAAGCTTGCAGTCCAACGAGCTGTTGCACTTGGGTTACCTTGTAGTACGTCGTATAACGGTTCTATACCAGCTAAGAATGTTTTGTTTGTTAAGTTAGCTGCAATAACATACATCATTTTTTGCATACCAATGTCCATGGTGTTAGGGTCTAACGTTCCATCAGAACCGGGTGTGTCAAAATTATCCATAATGTCAGCAGTAACTGCAATCCAATCACTTATAGCTCCTAATCCTTCATAGCTATACCATTTACCATCCCAACCTTTGTAACTTCTAGGTTCCCAACCAAGTTGTTGTCTAGTACGTTGTCTGGTTTTATCGTAAATACCATTGCCATGTAATCTGTCAGAGGTAAACATAAACGCTGCACCTGATACTGCAAATGCACCTATAGCTTTTCTACCTTTTAATTCTGCACGTATTGTTTCGTACGCCATTTCTAGTTTGTCATCAGCTAAACCAGTAACACCTCTTTGTTCTAATAATTTTCTAACATTAGTTATTGACTGATTAGAAAAAGGTTCTGCATATTCATTCATTTGTTTGACAAACAAACCTAATGGGTTGTGTGAGCCAGTAAATTTAATCATGTTTGTTGCAGTACGTGGAAACATGAAGAATGGTCTAAGTAATGGAATACGTTTAATAAGAGCATTAAAACTGTCAACAGCAGGGTTATCTAAGTTCATAGCTATTTCCTTAGATGCAAACTCAACAGCTTTATCTGTAATCATACCATTATTATCAAACATTTCTTTGTAGTATTTCTTATTCATTCTTTCAATACTTCTAGCTGATAATGGTTTCTTACCTTGTCTTTTTATTAAATCGTCATATACTTTACCTCTGGTCTCTATAGCTCCAATAAACGCTCTAGTAAATCCGTCAAATGCTGTCATAGAGTTAGCACTAAAACGTAACCATGGATGATTAGCTATATCATTCATAGCTTCTATTCTATCAACAATACCAGAAGGACCAAAGTTACCTGACTGTTCTTGTGCATCTGCAAATGCTCTAAGAGCTTTTATCTGACCTTCATTCTTAATTGCAATATCTTCTCTCATTACATAACCTACAGAGTTAGGGTCTGTCCATGCCTTACGAAACACAAGTCTCATGTGATCGAAAGATTTTTGTACAGTGTCACCTATACCACCAAAGTACATGTAACTAGCTCTTCTCATAACGTCCATATCTCTCTGCGCTATAGCTCCAGCCATTGTAGCAATAGGTCTTTCTATCATTAAAGCTAAGTTAGACGCAGCAGCTTTTAGTGGTGTACCAATAGCTGATAAAGTAGAGTTATATATGTTTGACCAAACACCTTGCATAAATAATGATTCATACTCAGGGTTTACATCAATAAATGCTTTACGCATTATACCAGTAGAGTTTTTAAAATATGTATTTAGTTCAGATATATTCTTTACTTTACCGTCAGTAAATTCATAAGCTAACATTAATGGTTTTAACATTTCTGGGCGCTCTGCATTTATTTGACGTATAGTGTCGATAGTATCAGCAGATTCTTTTGTTATATTTTTTAAATTAGCTATGGTTTCTTCACTATTTTCTTTTATAAAAGCCATAGCATTTTCCATAACCTTTTTCTTACCACCATGATTACTGAAATCTAGTTTCTTCATGCGGTTCCAAAGGTTAATCATATTAAGTGCCCTACCTCTTGCGTAAGATGTTTGACCTTTAATATTCATTAGATATTGTAAACGATCTAAGACTTGTTCTTGTGCTTGTTGTACAGCAGCAGTGCCATTCATTAATCTAGCGCCTTCTGCCATATCTGTTACTTGGTCAGCCAAAGACTTACCAACATAAGCTTGAGCACGAGCTAAGTCCATATTCATGTAGTCATCAAAGTATTTCTTGATAGCATTAAATACGCCAACATAACCCTCAGAGTTTAATACTCTAGTTCCTGAGTCTACGTCTACACCAGAGAAGTTGTCTATGACACGCTTCATCTCGTCTACATCCATATCATACAAAGCTGCTGCTAAGTCTTCACCATTCTTAACTACTTCTGCATGTGTTATTTTTTTACCAGTAGGTGAGTGCCACTCTATATCTAATTGTAAATCTTTAGATAATTCTTTCATAGTTCCTAATCCAGCATCATCTAGATTAAGACCATCTTTTAATGCAGAGTCAGAAAATACACTGCCTACCCTACCATGTACACTATCAATATTGTTATTAATACGTACAACGTCAACTGACGCACCTACAATTCCTCCGGGGTCTGATGTTCTAAATCCTACTTCATAGTCATCATATACATCATGTACACCTTTTAATGGTTGATCTAAGTCAATATTACCATCTACATCTGTAGCTAGTTTTATATTACGTTTACCTATATCATTAAACTCTTTTACACGTTTAGCGTTGTTAACTGTTATCTCTTCGCCACCATCTTTAGTACCTTTACCCCAAGTTCTTTTTACAAACTCTTTTGCCTTTTCATTCTTAGGTACCCATTTAGTAGCATCATCTATACCTTTCATAGATCTAGCTATCTTAGTAGCTCCTAACATGAAATCACCAAAGAAACTAAGACCTATACCTTCGTTTCTATTCTTCATCCTTTTAGTATCAGGACTATCACTGTCAAGTGTAGCTACATCATCAGGTATCCATCCATAGGTACTTGGGAACATCTTTTTTAGTGCACCAGATGCGTTATCTTCAAATTCATTAAACTCTATAACTTGGTCTACTACCGCACCAGCAGCAGCATCAATACCAGCGTTACCAAACCACTTCATAAGTCGCTTGTCACCTAATGCCCATTTTACTTTTGCATGTGCACTTGCACCTTGTCTTTTTAACAATCCACTTATACTTAATGAAGGTATAATAATAGAAGCCATCTGTCTTACACCTTGTAAACTAGCACTTTCGTACTTAGGTAACTTAGGTAAGTTTACTCCCGGTATAAGGTTTACAGTGTCTGTTAAAAAATCTACATAACCAGCTCCCATAGCAGCAGGGTAGTTAGCCCAGTTTAAAGGGTTTAATACATTACCTGATTGACCGCTAAAACCTTTAGAAAAATTTTTAAAAGTTTGTTCTCTATAAGCTTCAACTTTAGCGTCTAATTCTGACTTAGGTTCTTTCTTTGGTTTTTGCTCTGGTTCTGGTTCTGGTGTAGTTTGTTGTGTTGTTTCCGTAGAAACCTGTTGAGATTGATTTGTAGTAGTTTGTTGTTCCTGACCTTGGTCTACAGGTGTCGGCTGATTGATTCCTAATTCGGCGTCTTGTTCAGCAAACAGCTTTTTAGCTTCGTCTGTAATAATAGGGGCTACTTTTTCTATCTCATTTAATACTTCATCGTTCATTTTACTTAAAGTCTGTTCTTATAGTATTAGCTAGTGCTTCTTTATTAGTACCACCACTATACTTAAATAATGCTTTATTATACTCAAGAAACTCATAATCGTCTAGCTGTTCAAAAGGATTTTCTACTCCAAAATCTATATCTAATTTAGGTAATATTTCCATAGCAGCAGCAAACTCAGCAAATGATGTGCCATTGCTTTCTGCATATTCTTTAAATAATTCCCCTTGTTCAAACGGTACAAGATTTACATTTTCTTTACCAGAGGTTGCATTAAGACGTACGTTTGTGTTAGGTGTTTTATATTGTTCATACTTCTTTATTTCAACAGGGTCGAGATCTCTATAGTCTTTTAGAAATGCTGGTTCTGTTAATCGTTCTAAATTAACAAGTTCACGTTGTCTTTGTATAACTTCAAAAGCATCAATTTTATCAGTAGGATACATAGCATTATGAATCTCAGCAATAGTATGTGCTTTTTGTGGAATAGTACCAGCAGAGCTACCAAAAGTATCGTTAAAACTTTCTAAATATGTAGGTTCAAACATTGGTGTTTTACTTACAGCATTTGGTATAGTTTTAATTTGTTCTCTATAATCTTGGAAATCTTCTAAACTACTTGATTTTAATTTATCAAAGTCCTCACCAAAGTTTGTTTTTATTCTCCATTCTCCGGGTGCTTTACGTAGTGGGTGATCTTCACCTTTAAGGTTAGCCTCTACAGCAGCGTTTAATTGATTTAAAACATCTTGGTAAGCTAACCCATGTGGGTCATCTACCTTACCAGTATATGCTTCTACTTTCTTTGCATATTCTGCCTTAGCCCATCTAGCTACTTGTTTCTGACCAAATGTTCCTTTACCTACACTTAACTCTGAACTGATAAATGTTTCTAATAAAGTTGTGTTTTCTTTAGCTTGACCATTACCAGTATCTGTTTGTCTAGCAATGTTCTGTAAGTTACCATCAGATGCAACGAGTATACCCATGCTGTTCAGTTTAGCAGTAGTTAACAAACCTTTTTCAGCTAGGTCTATTGCTTCTTGTTTCTGTGCTCGTAGTACGTTTTTGTCTTGACTCATTTCAGAAATGATAGTATCAAGTCTACCATCGTAGCTACCACTAGATAATTGGTTAGCTCTTAGATTTTTGAATTGTTTTATTTGATCGTCAGTAAAACCTTGGTCGTAAGTAAAACCACCTTCAGGTGTTAGTTCTTTTAATAGTTCATCAGTTTGATTTCTATTTGCTATTTCTAGTCCTGTTTTCTCACGTCTGTACTTTTCGTTCTCAAAGTCCGCTTTCTTCTGTTCTATTTCAACAATGTCTGCTGCAAAATAATCACCGTAATAATACTCTTTACCATCAGCAAAGCTACGAAATTTATTCTTATCATTTTTAGCTTTCATCTCCTTAATCATGTTGTCTGTCAACAGACCACTGTCAGCTAAATTCTTAGCTATTTCTATAGCCTCTCTTCTTGCTGGACCATTTTGTACAAAAGGACCACGTTCATTTACATATTGTAAAAAACAACTACCACCACCTTTTGAGTTTACACACTTAACAAAGTTAGATTGAGCGATTTGTTTACGTTGAGTTTCAATCTCTTCTTCTCTTCCTGTTGTCCAAGCATTGTATGCGTCTTGTTGTGTGTCGCGTTGTTTTTCATATATACCCTCTTCTTGTAAAAGTACAGGGTTTATACCTTTAAACTTTCTAAAAAATTCTCTATTATATACAGCTTCAGCAGCTTTATATTCCTCATAAGTTGTAGCACCTTTTAATCTAGGGTCACCTTTAGGATTATATTCTGCAAGTCGTGATCTAGCATAAGCTGTTACAGCTCCTTGTTTCATAGCTGGGTTCATTTTTCTGAACTCTTCAGAAGTCCAGATGTCACCACCGTTAGATCTCCATTCAGCAGCAGCTTCGTCTATTGCTATACCATCTTCTATAATACCAGATTTAGCTTCTCTATAAGCGTTAAGCTCGTCGTCACTAAAACCGTTTTCATAATACCACTCATAACCTTTAGCAATGTCCTCTTCTCGCTTTTCATCTTCGCGTTGTTTGAAGATGTCCCCGAGGGTACCAGACATATTGGCTAGTAGCATCATATCTTTACCAGCATCCTGTGCTGCGTTTTTGTAATTACTTAGTTCTTGTGACCAGTAATTATTCATGCCCTCGTTGATTTGTTTGTAGCTATCTATTAAAGGAGCTACATAATCTTCGGACCTCTCGGCTTCAAAGGAACCGCCTTGAAATGAGTCTGTCATAATTTAAAATGCGCCAAATGATTGGTATGAACTATAATCAAATTCCATAGGTGTAAAACTAAAATCAGGTAGTGCGTTTACATTCATATCGAAAGAACTGAAAGTACCAGCACCTCCCATATCTGAAGTAAAGTCATAGTTTGTATCAAACGATGAACCGAAAGCTGAGTAATCATCACCAATAGGTGCTCCGGGACCTTTGTCAAACATGCCACCCTTAGCTAAAGAACCAAATGCACCTAACATAGCGTTTGCCATGACCATACCTGTGCCTCTTAGTTCTGGAGGATTAGGAGCCATAGAAGGTACTGGGTTAAATGCTACTTGAGAGAATAAACCTCTACGAGCACTAACTTGTCTTCTTCTAATGTTCTCTACGTTTTCTTTAAATTTCTCTCTAGCCATGGAAACACCATAAGCTTGTCTACCAGTGTATCTACCATAGGCAGCCATATCCAGAGTTTCACCTCTTCTGACTGACCTACCAGTTTGACCACTAGCTCTGCGTTTTCCTAGTTTCTTAGATACAAGTTCTCTAAACTTTGTTTCGTTCTGAGCTACAACTCTACCTTCTAAAGAACGTAAATTAGCTTGTGCTTTTGCATAGCCACGTTGTGCAGCTAGATCATTTTCGTTTAGATCAATATTATATTTGTTAACTTTAGCGCTATAAACAGAGAGTTGTTGATACCAGTTACGCTTACGCATTTCTAAGGCACGTTCATACTCTCTAATTCTTCTTCGATTCTCAGCTCTAATAGCTTTGGCTTGTCCTATGCCACCGAGAATAGCTTTACCCGCTCCGAGTATAGCTGATATTGCCACGGCAAAACTCCATAAATGATAATTGATTAGGTCCGTGTTTTACTTCCCTTAGAAATTTGAACCCTAGGAATCTCAGTAGTTTAATATGTACTTTATTGCGTTTGTCCACAATGTTCCATAATAACTTTTCTTTTCTACCCTCTACATATCTCTTTGCTTCTCTAGCAAAAGTAACAGGGTAGTCTTCTATTGCAGGGGTGCATACCATCCAAATCTTTCCATCTGGAGATACGCCTGCCATGCCTGCTAATTGACCATCAGGTACCTTAAAATACACTGAGTCGCAGTTATTAATTCCTACGACTATTGCACTTTCAGGGTCATGTCCATGACCTTCGGTTATTTCTCTGTAGTCATCTGGGCGTAAATTGGAAGCCACTGCAATAGCAGCCTCCAATGTTGCTGGGTGAATGTATTTAGACACGTTGATAATTTTTATTAGTGTATTTACCTTCCCACTGATACGAAACTATCGTAGCTGGAGATGGGTGTTTAGATTTTACAATTAAAACTAAATGATTATTTCTCTCATAACAAGGTACTACGCCTTGAATATCTGGTAGTAAAGCAACGTAGTTTGCAATATATGCATCTGCTGGGGTTGCTTCTATTTGTTGTGTAAATGTAGGTTTACCTGTTCTTAATACATCTACATCATACATTCCAATCTTTCCAAAATTAAATTTAACTCTATGTACTATTAAATTAGATCTGGTATCTCGTCTTGTAGCAGAACCAACTGGGTAAGTAAAAAATATCTTAGGTAATTGAACTTCCATTTCAAATTGATATCCAATAAGAAATGTCTCACTAGACCAGTTTCCAGTTATTTTTATATCGTTACCATCAATAACTGCGTCTGCAAATCTACCTAAGTTATTACCAGAATCAGTATCATAAGCTGCAAGGATATCAGTACTTTCAAATCCTGTAGGTTTTGGAATGGTAGTTTTATTAGTTGTACTATCATAAGTACTAGCACCAGCAGTTACGCTTGTACAGTGATCTAAATGTATAGGATAATCTTCCCCGGCAGTCACAAAATGACCATTATCATCTAGCTTAACAGAATACTTTAATAACTGATCTTTGTTATTATTTCTTACTACAACATATAGTGCATCATCTAACATACAATGATATCTAATCGTACCTGTTAATCTCCATGAAAACCATGCTTGTAGTATACGTTCATTGCCTGAAGTAAAATACCTATATCCATACATAGTTGGTGTATCTTCTTCACTAAATAATATCAATCCATTTTCTCTAGAATTAGATATAATTTTTAAATCATTCTCAAATAGTTGAGATACTACTTTACTTTGTTCTACAACATCTGGCTCTCCTTCTCGCCTAATCTGTGACATCTCAAAGAATCTACTATACTTATTAGCATTATCTAAAAATCCTATAGTAGTTCCTAAGTTAACTGGATTAGTTTTATGGTTAAAATTATAAGAAGAAAGTCTGTTTATTTTTGCTGTATTAGGATTAAGTACATCACTATCTGTAGTCAACATAAACTGTTGATTTTTTGTAAATATAACTAAACCTGTATTAACTTGTATTGCATCAAAGACGATAGCTGGGTATGTAGAACTACATGATAAATCTATAGGGTCTACATTAGAAAAAGTCGTAGCAGTTTTAGCCCAGAAATTAAAGAAGTTTCCCGGACGAGACATAATAACATTCTCATCACTAAGCATTACTAACCTATTTCTAAAGAATACCATCTTATTAATAGTCTTCCCTACAAATGACGCCCGTGGATTAGTTCCATCAGGAGCTGTATCACCTACTTGTGCTCCTTCCCACGCGACTGTTGAAAGTGTAAATGTTGTTGAGTTAGTTCTTACTAACTGTAATGGCATAGTTGATGCATCAAAGTCAGTATTAGCTCCCGGTAATACACACTCTTCCCATACTCCTTCTCCACTTAAACCATTATTAGCAATAAATTTAAGGTAGTAATCGTCTTCTTCGTTAGCACTATTCTTAATTTTTACAACAAATCCATCTTTACACTGTCTTGGTAAATCATCTACTGTAAGAACTTCACCAGCTACAACGTTTAATAATTCACTAACTGGTGTAGAAACGTTAAAGAAGTTTTGTTCTACCCCATTCTGTATATTAGAAGTTCTAGAAATGTATAGTCCATTTCCTATCTGTTCTACAGTATTAAAATGTCCTGTAGCTGCTATCTCTGCTCTAAGAGTACCAAGTATAGATTCTGGAGTTACAGTTGTTTTAGTGTCGAATGATGTAGGGTTAGGTCTAATTAATCCTAGGTTAGCTTGTACTTGTGATTCACTAACTTCATCAATAGTTACTTTATAGTAACCATCTTTCATGTACACATAGAAGAAATCTCCCTGCTGCCATCCCTCGCCCCCGTAGAGGAGGTCGTTTGTTGTTGTATACCTAGTTCTATACTCTACGTTTGAGCCACTTCCTACGGGCGTAGACTGACCTGTGGTGGTAATCCTAAAGTATAAGTTAGCTCTACCACCTGAACCATTATTATTTATATTTACTTGATAAGAAAAATCAGAACCACCTAGTGTAGAAACAGCATCATGGTCTACTAATGTTCCCCCACTGGCTACTTCAAATATTCTAGTACCAACGTTAGGTGCTAGATCGTCAGACCCAGTTCCTGTAGAACATCTAGTAGTATTACTAACTCTTTGCACGTGGTTTTGCATATTACCATTACTATCACAGTAGTTATTACTAGATCTCACCATCTCTACACTAATTCTTGTAGCTGTAGATACTGTTTGAGGTACCGTATTACTAAATAAATTTACTGCGTATTGAGCTGCATACTTTAATGTCTTAAGTTCTATAAATACTTCTGGAGGTCTTAATGGTTCCGTAGCACTAGACATAGAAACAGTCTTAGTTCTATTGGTTAAAAAAGTAAAATCATTGATAGTTAATGTCTGTATATCTTCGTCATTAGTATGTATTAGGTAACTGTTACCATTACCAACGACATTCATTTCTGAACCATCGCTACACTTCCACATTTTTATCATGCCATTTCTAGCAATCTGACCTATATACTGTTCATCTTCATCTCTGTAATAATGAAACCATCTTCCATCAGTAACAGAATTTTTTGATCCATCACTTAAAGACTTTATTAATTTTCCACCGGGACGTTTAAGTAAACCATGTGTTACATCAGGTAAAACATTGTTTGCAACATTAACCTGTCCCGGAACCTTTAGTTCATCTGGCTGTTGAGAAACGCCACCGGTTAATGTAGGTACTAATTGTGTAACACTTGCCATTATCTAATTAATGCTTTGTAAGGTTGATAGGCGTCGTAGTTTTGTTCGTGTTTAAATCCGAAGAAACTATGATCTCCTTGTTGTGTGTCATACTCCATGACGCTTGCTCTAGTTTGAGCTTCTTGAGTTTGTAATAACTTAACAAGGTTAACATCACCAACTAATTGTGTAGCTGCTCTAGTTGATGCTTTAGCTATAATATATCTTTGGAATGCAGAGGGTATATCTTCAAAGTTGTAAAGATAAGTTGCGTCTACTAACACATCATTCTCAAATTCAAATGTATGTTTTACTTTGTCGTAGAGTTTATTACCTCTCTTTACTACATCAAGAAGTCTATTTGTTTGTCCTTCATGTACATCGTAACGTAGATAAGAACTAGGAATACTGATTTCTTTATTTGCATCAGGACTAATTTTAATACCATATTCAGTGTTAAAATGCCACCCTTCATTTAATACATCTTTTATAGTTTCCACTAATAGGTTATGTATAAATGATATCTCTGGGTTTGTACTGATTAGTGCACCTGTATTTGTATCTCTTAATTGTGTTATAGGTGATTGACCTATGCTACCCAAGATAGAATTAACTGCGGATAGTTCGGTATCGGTTGTTATTGGTGTAGACATAGATAAAAAAAAGGGACCCGAAGGTCCCGTATAAAGAATAAAAATTAAGCGTTAGCTGGGTATGTTGTACCAAATCCTGCTGGTGCTGAAGCTCCAACGTATAGTTCAACTGCTGCTGCTGGGTTTAGGAAATCTACCCCCATAGCCATGCGTCCCAATATCACATCGCCTTGGTATACCACGGATATGTCTCCACTTGTAACCTGTACTTGTGGTCCGATAGCCTCTACAACTGCTGCTGCCTCTTTCTGGAAGATTAGACCGCATGACTTACCGAAGTCAGTAGAGTTACCATAGTTGTTATTGATACCAGATACTGAAGCTCTACCATCTGCAAGTGCGTCACCGATGTTGTCGCCTAAGTTGGAAGGTGAAGTTTCACCTGTTGTTCCACCATATGCTACACCGTGCTTACCTAAGAATGGTATGTTCATTGACTTATAGATCTTGATACCAGCGATCTCAATGATGCCGTTTCCGGACTGCAATGCAGTACCTTGAACGTCTCTATTGATTAGACCGTTAGAACCTATATCTTGTATAAGTGCGTAGTACTGACGAGGGTTTAGAACCGCCACTCTGCCTGCACTATTTACTCCTTTTTCGTCTAAAGCTGCTGCTGCATCATAGAATGCATTAACTAGGTTGCCTGCGTTGTAAGCCTCAGAATCGTTAGTACCTGTACCAACTCTTATCTGAGTTCCGCCGGGCTCCTTGAAGCCAGTCTTAGTGATAGGAGAAGCTTGTCTTGCACCTTTAGCGATAGCTCTGAAAGCAAGTCTATCGTATTTTTCTGCAAGTGCATAACCGATCTTTCTTGAGATTTCTCCACGTAATTCGTAATGTGCAAGTGTCTCGTCTAGCTCATAAACGAATGCACTGGAAATTAGGAGGTCGTCGATTGTCACGGTTTTTTCAGCTACTGGAGGTGCTCCATCGGAGTTACCCAAGATGCTGTTTCCGGGTACATGGTACTCGGCTGTTGTTCTACCGGTGTAGATGAACTGCATACTCTTTCCGTTCTTAAGAGTTCTCTTCATAATGAGATCTCTAGCGATTGTCTCGTGCTGGAAGCCTTTGAACATCTCGCCACTGAACAATTTAAGGTAGAGTGCGCGTGCATCACCAGTACTATTTGATTGACCTTGACGTGTTAATGAAGTAGTAAGGTCACTGGATTGATGTGCCATTATTATGTTAAAAATTGAAGGTATTAACTATCGTTCTTACGCGTAAAAATGTAGGAGTCTTAATTGGACTCACTGAGATTCGTGGTCTTTTCCCACCGTCGACGGCATAAAGGTATCCTCCTTAGAGGGCTTTAGCCAAATTGGTATGGGAGGCTTCGCACCTCCCTCGTCGGCTTTAACCGATTACCTTTGTGTAAGCAATGCCACGATATACGAAAGTAACTGTCATGGTTATCTCCATATACTAAGCCCCGTTCCATGCTTAGTTCTCATGCGTCCCCGGAGGGATGAACGGACGTGGTTGCCAATGCCGGGTGACCCCGGAGATGATAAAGATATTAGTTATCGTCGTCAGAATTATCAGAAAGTTCTTTATCAGTTTCTTTCTTTTCTTCTTGATTTTTTTGGAGTGCATAGTAGGTGATGCTTGCTCTCATCTTATCTGATTGATGGCTCATCCTATTGATGGTGCTGATAATGCAACTTGAGTAGTCTCGGCTGAAGCTAGATCAAGTGGGAAGTTGTGAGCGTTACGCTCGTGCATTACTTCCATACCTAAACTTTGTCTGTTTAGGACGTCAGCCCATGTAG